TAGATGCTAGTGCATCTCCAACGTCACACCGATCAAATCTAAAAGTCGGAAAATATTCAATCTTAATTTCTTCGGGTATGTTATATTGTTTACAAAAATCTTTATAAATTTCTTTTCCGTTTTGACAATTGCTTACATATACAATTTGAGATAATGGAGCTCCCTTACCTTTAAAATAATCTGTCATTGCTTTTAAAAATTCGTCATACATATATCCTTCATGTAATAATGTTATAAGAATATAACCTTCTTTTTTTAGAATTTTTTGAGCCACGGTATCACTGATTCTATTATTATCAAGTAATCCGTTTGAATGATGAAAAGCTCCTAAGATGTCTCGATAGTGATAATTAGTAAAATTTAATTCATAAAAAAATGGTTCATCTGGAATATTTGATGGAGAACAAATTCTTAAATTTTTTCCAAATTTATTATAGAAATGAGGCCGCTGTCTTAAATCTTCTTTATAACCGTACATAGCATAATCAACATTAATAAATGATGATGTCATGAAATCCATCAATGTTGGAACTCTATTATTTGTAAGGGGTCCGTCCGGACCAATCCATTCGTACACAAAATTAATTTTTCTATTATTGCTTGCATTCATTATAAAACTCTTCTAATAAAGGAAAGGTAGCTATCAAATCTGTTCCTCTACGTTTATCATATTCATTAAACCAGTTAAAAAAATCTTTTCTTCCTTCTTTAATTCTGTCTTCAGTATAATTTGTTGTTTCCATATAGTGAACAACACGCTTAAACTTTTCAAACTCCAATTCTGAAAATTTAGTTCGATCTTTGTCATCCAAATTATTTTTTATAAAATTTAAATGGTTATGCATAAATGGCATGAATTGATCCTTTGGTAATATATTCATATCATATTGCAAAGGTTCTTTCAAGAACGGGGTATCAAAACGAATACGCTGCCATTTATTTTGTTGGTATCCATTATATTTTGTACGCCATTCTAAAATCTTTTTTAACAAACTTTGAAAATTAGTTACTGTTAAGATATTAAATGTTATCATAAACGTAACAGGCAAACTTGTTTTAGTTAGATATGTGTCTAAGTTACGCTCCCAAATAGACAGATCTAGACCGGTGCGAATGTATTCTGCCTGCGGACCCCAGGTGTCGACACTGGTAAAAATCTTAAAGTCTTTAATTTTACCGTTGCTGACTAGGTTATTAACCTTTTCAACTAATCTATCAATTAAAATAGGTTTAACACCAAAGTTGCTATTAATGTTTAACTCTAAATTAGGCAGTGGATTTTGTTCTAAATCTTCTAATAATTTCCATGTGCTCTGTTGTAGTAATGGTTCGCCGCCAGTTATCCGAAGTATTGTTAATGTCTTACGCACCTCCGGCCACCATTCCCACCAAGCAGCAACATAAGGATTAGTTTCTTCTTCGTGTATTCTAAACCAATCGATATCATTGCGATGATTCTTTACAGTAGTATAAGGACCGTAGTCCTTAATTTCTTTATAATAACTGCTGCTATGTTTAGGATGGCAGTATCCGCATTTAAAATTGCATTCATTTCCAAATGAAATTTCTATATATTGCGGATTAACTGGTTTTAAAGGATTAGATTTGATTGCCGCAAATCTTTCATCTGTATAGATGCTGGCATTACGTTCTTTTCTATCACTTATATAATCTTCGCCCAATGTTTCGATATTCCAACAATAATTACAGCCACTGGGTTTTTCACCATCTATCATGGCAGCACGTTCTGATAATTTTTGTTGAGTGTTATGTAATGCGTTTGGATTTAACGCTATTTCTTTTAAAGGTATTGTATGTGGTGGAGGATGATAACAACTGTGTGTTTCACCTGTTTGTAGATATATTGTAGTATGATGCCATTTTGCAAGACAAAAAGTAGGACTGATTTCATTCATTATAGGAATGAATTTTTTAATCCTTGTTATATCTTGCATTAAAATGTTCCTTTAACCAATCATAGTCGTTTATCTTTGCTAACTCGCTGGGTGCATTTTGCCATTTTAAACCAAACCATTTTCCAATAGTTGCACCATCTAAGGCATATTCTCCAAAAGGTTTATCCTCGCCTTTAGTACACCATATGTCTAAACGTTCTTCTGATTCTTTACTTATCTGTCCATGAAGCTTTTTACTGGCCAACTTGACACATTCTCTAAATGCTGAACGCCATGTGCTATATGAATCTGTGTTAAAGGCGGTAATGTTACTGACCTGATCCATAGCTTTAAACTTCTTGCTAATACTAGTTGTCATATCTGGACTGTTAACATCAACTTCTAAGGTTAATTTGGTAGGTAATAATTTAACACCACCATACCCGTACTCTAAATTGTTAATTGGATTACGACTACGCCATACATGTACAACATCTCTATCATGCTTAGGAACATAGTAGTTTAGTTTAAAATCTTCAATTAACTCTGCATCTGCATCGACTACCCAAAACATAGGAGTTGTAGATATCTTTGCTGCTGCTATGTGTGCTTGGTGTATACCTTTAATTCCGTGTATTCTTTTAGCATTAGGGTATAATTGTAAAAGACTATTATAATTTTTGTCTGCAAATGATTCGTTGTAACTTATAAACACAACATCAGACGGAATCGAATATGTTAGATTAATGTCAATGTCTTTAATTTTTCCTGTAAAAAATTGATATTGCCATTCCCTATTGGTTATTTGAGTCCCTCTAGGAATGAGATAAACACCTAGATATGTTTTGTTATCTTGTAAAAATCTGTGTATGTATTCTTTATCCCACTCTGGAACTACATAACTGAAATCGTAATCAATGACACAATCGTCATCAACTATCCATGCAAATTTTGTAAAGGTATGTGATAATGCTTCTTGTACAGTTGCACGTTTTTGTGCGTGGGGAAATTTATTTTTTAATTGCTGCCATCTTTGATCAGAGGAGGGAGTTCTTTGATCTATAAAAAATAAATCATACATTTTTAGTTGGGAAATAGTAAGTAGCACAGAGATCAAAAGTTTCTCTGTAAAGATCAGCAGTAAATTTACTTTGTTTTTCGTCTAACCAAGGCCATTCAAAACCCAACTCTCTATGTATTTTTGTTCCAAGATCTTGAGCATCTTGTTCTACACTATCATGATTAACATTTTCTTCATAGATATTTTTTAAGATTTCAAAATCTCTTACATCAACATAGTTCCAGTTTGTACAATTAGTCATCCAGGTTCCCATACGAGCACCCAGAATAGCATACTTTCCGTTTTCAATATGAGTTCCGACTGTACTCCATATCTTAAGACGGTGTATATTATGCCACCATATTTGTTGTTTGATTTCGGTAGGTTTAACCTTAACACCATCTTTAAGAGTCATTTTAACTCCTTCGCGGAATCCTGCTCTCCATGCCTGAAATGGGGTGCAATTAATAACACTTTGACTAAAAGAACGAGGATGATTTTTATATCCATCCTCCCAACAAAAATCTACCTGTGCTTGTGGTGTGTCCGCAGCTTCGTGAGTTTTCATATTAAGAATAAAATCTTTGTGCCAGATTTTAAGACCACCGTTACCATACCGTAGTCCGTTAACAGAATTTACACCACACCAACCATAGACTCTTATTTTTTCATTCGACATATCTAAATCCATGTCAAAAAAAGTTGAATCTACTATATTATCTGCGTCGACTGTGATTAACCAGTCTGTTTCTGATTGATCTGCAGCAACTTTATGCGCAGCATCGCTGCCTTTAACTCCGTGTACACGTTTAGCCCAAGGTACTTTTGTTAATAAATCTGCATAATTTTTTTCAGCATTTGGTTCATCATAACTGATAAAAACGGTATCAAACTCAATTACTTTCATTTTACCCCAATCTTAATTAGAGTAAAGGAATCCAAAGAAGGAATCCTTGAGTTGCTAAAAGTGTAGCAAACCCCCCTAAAGATATTCCAATCCAATACATACGTATACTAAATGTTAGCATAGAAGCTGCTAAAATAACAATAGCAATTTGATAGAATGCGTTAGCATATGTATACCAGGGGCTTCTTTTTTCTGCCACTGCTCTTTCTGCTTCAATGGCTCTTGCTTTAGTCATTAATTCTTTTTTACCTTCCCCCGTTTTAGGATCAGATTCATATCTTTCAATTTTTTCTTTTAATTTTTCTGCTTTTTTAGTTTCTTTTCTAAACACAGCATCATCATATGCAATTTCAGCTAACGATTGTTTTACAGATTTTGCTTGATAAAAAGACCAAATGTTATTTGATTCGATTGTATTATTTAAAATTTGAGAAGAATTATCACCGTCTAATAAAGATGTTATAGCTAATAGTGCTGCTAATACTGTTATTATCCAACCAGTGCGCTCTTTGATTTGTTCTTTATTGTCACTCATAATTAAATCCTTATTTTACTTCAAAGTTTACTTTATCAAAAATTTTAATATAATAAATGCTAATATCTTCTGGTAAAGTTGAACCATCAAATTCTACTTCAACCTCATTGTTATTAACTAACGTATTGGCCGAAACTACTATTGGACTTATTAATTCATTAGGATTATTATATTTTGTAATGTAAAAACGAATTCGAACTTCATCATCTGGATTAGAAATTAATGATTTAACATAATTTTTAGCACCATCAGTAATTAATGCAACTTTGAAAACTTTTTTCTCTAATAAAATAGATATTCTTGCATCTAAGAATGATTCATTTATATCGTTATCAAATTCTATTCTTACAAAATCTCCAAACCCATCATTTTCGGTATCTAGTGGAATTGGTTCTATCTTAAATGTAGTTTTATTAATTCTATAATTGTATATTCCTTGAGCAAAAAGCTCCTCTATTAAATTTAATTGATCTTCAGAAACCGGAATTACTTTTGAAGCTGGAATTAAATCTTCTGGATATTCTATCCTTGGATCTTTAGGCCATAAGCCACAAAGTTTAAAGTTTGCCTGGTAATAAGCAACATGCCAAATTGGTTTTGCACTTTCTATAAAATTTTCAAATTTTTCTTTAAAGTTTGCCATCTTTTATCCTCTTACGAATTATTCTTTTATACGTGTTAATTTCATCTATTGTTATTAATTCTTTTTGAACATAATGAACTATATCAGTCTGTTCATAGTTTCCAATTTTAAGTTCTGCATTTCTATCAAAAGAAAATTTTAATTCTTTAGTCCAAACATCACTTAAATTAATACAATTTTGAATTCTAGACTTCATATGCACTATTCTAGGAAAAGGTAAATCTATTGAAATTTTATCCGCTATACCGAGCAGTTTGGCTGCTAGCCCAAAAATTTCATCTGTTCCTAAAATAGCTCCGTTGTCATTATCTAGAAGAACATTTCTAAACTCTACAGGATATTTAGTTATAATTTTTACCAGTTTAAAAAATTCCTTACTAATTTCAATATCTTTATCAAAATAAGTGAATGCAGAATATAATATTGGAATATCATTAATTTTTTGTAATTTTCTATAATGATCACCAGTTGCAAATTCACCCTTAAAAGTTAATACTTTATTTGGAATATACAAAGAAGAAATTTCTCTAATTTTATCAATCCAATGACTATAGTCGGAAAAAAACAACATATCTGCATCTAAACAAACAGTTTGATCCCAGGGAGTAATTTCGTCCATAAACGATCTTCCATCCCAGTGAGTTTCTTTATCCCAAAAAATTACTTTATCAAATGCCCAAATATTTTTTAATATAGGTATCCAATTTTTATTATCTGTAGCTATAGCAATATTATCGTAACCAAGCGGTTGAGTTTTTTTAATAGACAGTGCTAAGGCATGTGCTAATTGATGATAATTAGCAGTATTGCTTTCTGATACTACAATTAAATAACCAAAAGTTTTCATAATACGGTAATGTGTTTTATTAAATCTTCTTTATTCATAAAATGAACATCAGAATTTTTAATGTCTATTACATATGGGTCTTTATCAACATCAAATAAAATCTTTACACCAAAATTTTTATCTATGTGTAAAATTTTTGAATTAACTGCTACTGAATTTATTGTTGGCAGATAATATATCGATGCACTTAAATGTCCATTAAGAATATGATCAGCAATACTAAATGCTATATCATTTCTATAAAGACGAGGATTGAAATTATATAATAAATTAAAATAAAGGTATTCTTGTCTAATAATATTAACGAGATCAAAATATAACTTTGATTCATTATTTTTTTTAAACATTATAGTAGTTGCCCATTTCATTGGAATACCTTGATAAGAAACATACTTGTCAAGGTATCCAGAATTGCTTTCTAAGAAAAAATTTGATCCAGGAGAAATTAAAAAACTTTGATCAATATCCCAATATTCATTAAGTTTATTAGTAAAAACAAAATAATCAGCATCAATAATTAATGTATGATCGTATGGTGTTAAATCCCATGCAGTGTTTCTATTAGAATTTAAAAAAGATGAAATTTTTCCATTAGACGATCTTTTATTAGACAACTCTGGTTTTTCTATTGTTATTATTTTATCAAAAATAGTAACATCAGTTACAGAACTTAAAGATTCGCTATCAGAAATTAAACTAACAGGATAATTTAATTGTTCTTTAGCTAACTTTGCCGATACTTTAGCAAGTTCCACATAATTTATAATTTCGTTATTATGTGCATAAATCAGTATTCCGCGATTCATAATTTTAACAAATCATCCGGAGATCGTTTTGATTTAATTTTATCAAATTCAATTAAGTATTCATTTGTACTATCAAAATAAACATCTAAAATTTTATTTTGAAAATCATTTACATTTTTAATGTTAATAGGATTATTGTTAATATCTAAAATTGGAATATTTTCAACTCTAGAATTTTTAATAAGAAAATCAACAAAGACTATTAATGGTCTATCAACATAAAATATTCCACCATCATAGCCAATTGTTAAGTTAGCATGAAGTTTATCTTTAATTGTTTTTTTTTGAACTTCTATATTTTTTCTAAAAGTAGAAAAACCTAAAGCTTTTTGAAGTGCGTCTTCCATAAAATTCTCGTTGTTTAATGTGAAAATATTTATGAGAGCGTTTTTAAAAATTTAAAATTTATGAAAAATATTAACTTGAAGACCAATTACCGTAATTGTAACTTGAAGGACCAGGTGTAACTACAACGTTTCTACTTTGTCTAATTGTTACGTTTGGAGTAATTCTAAGAGATATACTATCACCGTATCCAATTGCTCCGGCTCCGGAGCCGCTCGCTACTCCGCCTGTATACTGAGATTCCAATGTTAACTGAATATATAAAATAGACGCATCACCGGCCTGTGCATTATCTTTTCTAGTTTCTAGAAGTGCCAAGTTTGAGGAATAAGCGCCGCCGCCGCCATCGCTATACCATTCAGCAGCATTAGTACCATATGTTGTATTATTTCTAGTATACCACTGTTGGGCACCAAAAAATCTATAACTATTAGCCCCACCCTGCATACTTTGTATATTGGCTAACATATCTTCACTTTGTTTTCTAAATTCTCCAGACAAAGATCCAGTATGAACAACTGAAAAATTAATATTAACGCCGCCGCCTGCATTAAAAAAGCGATTAGCAGCGGCCGGACTGCTGAATGCTACCGATAGTTCCCATACTGCAGAACCGCCAAATGTAAGAGATGTTTGTCTTGACGATACTGCCGAAGGTGTTGAATCAGAAGCTTGTTCAGGAACCACTACGGCCCATTTGTCCGCGATTATATCATCGGCAACTGATTTATATTTGTTATAAATCACTGTAGTAATATCATCACCGGCGGTTACATCAAAAGAATTATTTGCACCTCCAGGGATATCATTTTGTAACCCTAAATTAGTTGCAACCCACGTAGTTCCTTTTTGATGTGTTCTCGCCTTAATCATATCAAGACGAATACTATCCCATTCAGAATCATCTATTTTTTGTTGACCTACATTCGATGTTAAAGATAAAGCAATACCATATCCGTATGTATAGTCATCTGCTACGTTAGAAAGATAAGTCGGACCATCGTCTAATACAGCGCCCACTTTAGTACGAATATCAACATTATACGAATCTCTAGTAATCTTTGACACGTTATTTCCTCTAAATTAGTTTTAATATATATCTATTTTATTGGATTAAGGATATGTAACTGGTCCTGCGCCCACAGTCCATTGTGCATCATATGCCCAGGCAACAGGTTTTGGACTTATAACTGAGTTAACTGACTGGCGTTGTAAAAATGATATTGCTGAACTACCGGTAATTTGATCTCCGTATCCTGTTGCACCCGCACCTGATCCCACTGGTGCTCCTTGATCGTAATCAGACGTTAATCTAACTTCGAATGTTAACTGAGCAGAATTTAGATGGGATCCTGAATCAACCCTTGTTGAATATTCTAATCTATTCCCTGCATAATTCCCTGCTGAGGATATCACTGTTCCAAGATTTCTAAAATTTGAAGTTGATTGTCTCCAATCGTCTATTCCAAAAAATCTTGACCCTAACTGTGAAGAAAGTACACCAAAATTTTGACCTTGATTTCCAGCAGGGCCAGGAATAGAATTGTTAAAAGAAAAAGAAATTAAAAATCCGCCGCCTGCATTAAAAAATTGATTAGCTTCTGCTGGATTATTCCAAGCTACTGTGGTCCTATGATATGCAAAATTACTAAAACTTAACTGCAATATGGGATTTACTAATGTGGGAGGAACAACATCGGAATATTGACCAACTGCTACACTATCTTTATTTGCTACCGTTAATTGAACTAATGTTAAATACTCCCCATAAATTGCTGTTGAAATTAGGTCTCCTTGAGCAACATCTGTAAGAGTAGGGATACCTGATTGATGAGTTCTTGCACGAATAATATCTAATCTTAAATTATCCCAATGTGCATCATCAACTAAGGGATATAAATTTGTAATAGGATCTCTAACAATTGCCGAAGATAGCATAGAATAGCCATATCCAGTTTGTAGATCAGTTGGATCCGACTCCATTATTTTTTTTATAGGGTCTCTAAGATCTGTATTAAATGAACTTGCACTAATATCCACGGTTAATCCTTTTTATAATACTAATACTTCAATAACTTTAATATCTATGTTGTTGTTAGATTCTAAAGCAATAGCAAACACATCTCCAGAATGTGGAACTGCTGCTACTGCGGTTCCGTCATTTCCTGCGATCAATCTTTGTCCTTTACGAACAGCTCCAGTTACTTTACAAGGAACTCGACCTTTTAGTGCAATATAAGTACCGCCTTCTAAATCTTTATTCATCATAAATGCAGGATTTGTAGAAACCACACCAATGGCACGCTGGCCCCATTGACATGCTTCAACTTCATGCTCTTCGTGTTCACAAATAGAAACTACAGTCCCTGGCTCATATTCTTTATCTGCTAGATATTTTTCTGCTAAGTCAGCGTATCGAGCTGCTGTTGCAGTACCATTCATAATATTAGCGTATATATCACCGTTATTATCCCTACTTACTACAGAAGTTTTATCCCCGCCAGCTGGCAAAGTAATTGAAGCAGAATAATAAGACGAAGCACCAACTTTTAATGTATCGGATTTTTCGGCAGTTCCTTTAAAAATTCTAGCGGTCAAATCACCAAGAGAATCTCTAGCTGCAATCGATGCAACACCGGTCGGAACTGTTGTAGTAGCAAATCTTGCAGAACCTGCATCGACAATTAACGATCCCGAAGAACCGGTACATGAACCAGTCAATGATCCTACAACTTCAACAGGGGTGCCCTGTGCACCAACAGAACCAGTAAAGAATCCACTGAATGTGTTTGTTTGAGAATTGTATGCAATAGTATTATCGTCGGCCCAGACAGAACCATAAAATCTGCTGTTTGTGGAATCTACAATTGTCTTGATTCCAGATTGATCAATTAAATCACCTTGTAAATTTGAAAATACTTTTACTGCATATATATTTCTGTACTTACTATCAGATCTACCAATATCAAATACTGGAGATACAGCACCAGAAGGTAAGATCGGGTAGAAACCATCTTTGGTAACAACTATCGAATCCCTATCTGTTGTATTAGTTTTAATTCTTAATGTTATTGTTCCTGGATCTCCGCCGGGAACTGCACCAGCTTGATTTTGAATAATTGGAAATTCTCCACCTTCAATATAAATACGCAACGGTTTACTGCCAGGAAAACCAACTTCATAACCGTCATAAGGAAATGTCACCGGATTTGTAAAACTTGCTTGACTTGACTTAATGTAATCACCGGCAGGGAATCCACCCAATCTATCTGCATCTGCTGCTGTCCCCCAAAATTTCCAATTTAATGCAGTAACACCTGTAGTGCTATTGGCTTCTGGTAATGTAAATCCTTTCTTAACAACACTAAATCCAGGTATCGGATTAATAGTTGAATCAATAGTAAATTCTTCTTTACTTAATATTGCAATTACTTCGTCAGCTACTGATAATTTTACAATAGCATAATTAGTACCGCCGACTGCTTTAACAATACTTGCGGTAAATGTTGAAGTACCAAATCCAGGAGCGGTTTGAGGACCAACTAAAACAAACGCACTACCAGACCAACAATTTAATTGATTAGTACTGGTATTGAACCAAAGATCTCCGGTTTGTAGACCTGTGGGCGGAGTATCACTAATTTCGGCGCCACCGGCAGCTTTAAAAATAGTACCGTCAAAATATCTTAAACGTTTTTTACCGCTATCGTACCAAATCTGTCCAGTAATTCTTTTAGGTGGAGGTGTGGTATTTGCAAAGTTTTCTAGTAAATGTAAAAAATTTTCATTTTGAACTTCGCCGTAACCGGCATAGTTTTTACCTACAAAACGTAAATCTGTAGTATTGTCAATTGTACCGTCTGGTACATTTGTTAAAAAAGTTCCGTTAAATTTGTCAACTTGATATGGCATTCTTAGCTCCGTTTATCTATTTATTTTAAAGTAATTGTCCTTGTGCAGCCAGATCTCGCTGTCTTTCTAGCTCTAAGTATTCTGCCTGACTTAATGTTGTAGATTTACTCAAAGCTTGTTCTCTAATATGTCTTAAAATTTTCCAATCTGTGCTATTTAAGAATTCTCTATTTTGAGCGGCCTTTAGATAACTAGGTGTCATCTCCGAAGTTTTTTCTTTAATAATTTTTAAAGATGTATCAAAATAATGTGTATTCTTTTGTAATTGCCAAAAATCAGCATCAGAAATCTCATGAATTAATACTGTAGATGGAACTTCTGGTCTGTAGTTTAATACAGATATAACATTATCGTTTTCTATACAAATATAATACATTATATTCCCCAAATTGCTAGCCAGTTGGCTGACGGTGTCGATCTTTGTTCGGTATTTTGAACCCAAACTCTTATTCTATCAACTCGTTCTTCATATATACATCTCATGTTATCATCACTGTTTACATCTCCAGCAAAATATATATACGCAATCGATGGTATAAAAGCAATTAACTTTGCCATGGTTTTTCCTGTTGGAGGAAATACATCAAAATAATTTGATGCATCACTAAAATTACCAACACTGTTCGAATATCCAACAGCGGCTGTTGTTCCATAGGTAAATGTAGTATTATTTGTAGAAGATAAAAATCCACTTATTGTATTGTTTACAG